TCGTGCGGTGGGTTAAACTCATTATTCTTCTGATAATTAATCCATAACGCTGACATGACATACTCGGGCGGTTTATCCATCTTCTTCTTCGTATAAGACTGGTACGCTTGATCGTAAATACCAAGACAATTAGCTATGTAGGGTAGTATCTTCTTTTTAGATTCTTCACTGTAAGCAGTTTCATCGTCCAACTGTCCTGCTAGTTTACCTCGCATATCTTCTTTATTCTTCTTCGCTTCACTCAATAAGAGCTTTCTAAACTCTTCGGAGATCTTCATACGAATAACGCATGGTCCCCAGTTGAACATATCAACCAATATTTTTTCTTTATTTATTTTTTCCATTTTTTTCTCCTTTAAAAAATTTTCTACAATGTTCGGCAAACTTCTCATCGTCTAACTGTTCAGCAAACATATTAAGTATAGCTTTATACGCGCCACCACTCTTGTAGTCGTTACTTATAGTCTTATCGTCAAAGACACTTTTATCTTTCTTCTTCTCTACCATATCCTGTTCCTTTTTCTCTATTCTTCCATCTACCGTTCCAACCATATACACTCATCTTACTACCATAATGCTCAAAAAATCTAAAGTAGATGTCTTTAGTTTTCTTCCATATGTATTTTATATCATCAATAGTATCAGGTATCGTTTTCATAATGATCTACAATTTTTTTAAAGTCATCTTTTTTAGTTATCAAAAAAGGTAGCAAACACTTTGCTACTTCGTAGGCATCTCTATGGCTACATTTCCATCTATACTGCCCATAGTTTTGATGTGGGTATGGTGGTCTATAATCTAAACTTCCACAACCAAACATCTTGTGCACATAGTCTATCGTAGGTTTATCAGTCATGTTTATCTCAATTCGTATGTACCAATACTTGTAGGCACGGGGCTTTCCTTTTCTATGTTCAAGTCGTTGCTTGTAAGTAACGCAACTTTCACCATCAAATAGACCAGCAAGATATGCCAAATTTTCACTTTGTGATGCCATAGGTTACTCTAATCATACCTTTCACTGGATCCCAAAATATATCTTCAATCTTTTTGTGTTGACTGCAACTCGTCAGGAATAATAGGATCATAATTCCTAGCCCAAATCGTTTCATCTATTTCTCCTTCCGACCAACAGTTTAAACACTGTACGATCGTATTCATTTCTGTTTTTAAATATCCATTGCCTTTACACTCTGGACATATTCTTCTACCTGTCGACATAATCGTGAGTGTACTTTGGCAAAAAACTATAGTCTTTTTTTACAATCGGCATTGGTTTTTTACTTTTTAATTTAACAATCTTAGCAACCCCTACTTTTATGGCTTTATTGTACATCAATATTGATGCTTCTCTTTCTATTACTTTATTTAGCATTTTTGCTTTAACATAGTTACCATCTCTACCTGCGAGATGGCAAACATAGTTAAAGTCACTTCCGTTCTTTATCCAACTTAAAGCCTCTAATGCTGCTCTTGTGTCTGTAGTTTTAAAAGCATCCTCAAACGCTTTAGCTAATACAGCTATCCATAGCTTTTGTTCTGGTGTTTTATTTCTTTCTGATAACGAAATAACATCGTTATTTAGAAACGGTGTTCTGTGCTTTCCCATTTAACTTCCTCACTTTCTCGTTTGCTAACTTCTCTATCGTTTTAGAGATGGACAAAGTGACATCGGGGTCAATAACTTTGGACAATAACTCTAGATTCTTGTATGCTGCGTGTGATAGTGAAGCGTTTCTATATTTTGTTGTGTCTGTCATATACTTTCCTTTCACACAATATAGGATAATCATATAGGATTGTCAATGACTAAATTTTTAATGATGATAAAGGTGTGCTCTGCAATGTATGGAAGTTGCATGCCAGAATTTCAACACAGGGTTGTGTTTGATAGCTGGTATGATTGTGCCCAAAGTGGACTAACAGAGGTTAGATCATTGATGACAGAGATAGGGCCTGAAGTTGTTAATAGAGATTTAATCACAGTGTCATTTGTATGTAAAAAATCTCAAGGCACTTGACATTGTGTCAAAATTATGACAGATATAAATTATCTTTTCTCACCTTTAAAACCTATCCCCCTTTTCCCTCGTAGGGATAGGTTTATTGTGGTTCATCACCACCACAAATATATCCTATGACCTGTTTGCCATCGTAGCTGTGATAGTAGTGATTACTAAATATTTTTCTTTGTTTTCTTTCTTCAACTTTTACATTGTAGTGATACCAACTAGAACAAGAAGACTGTATTTCAAAAGTGTCTAATTTAATATCTCCAAAAGCTGTTAAGTATAACAGCGTAATCATTATGGGTTTCATTATGGGCGACCCTGTCCTCTGTAGCGTTTACGCCTAGGTATTCTTTTTGACCAAGATTTATTATGTCTGCCCGGCCTTTTTTTGGGAGTTCTCTTTGTATAATTATTTACACCAAACTTAGGTTTTTTCTTGGCCATCGTCTAATGTATTGGCTTTAAATTCTGTTCTTTCGTTTGCAATAACATACTTTATTACACCATTTACTTTTTGTTCTAAGTCATGTCCACAGTTTACACATCTGTATAAATATGGTTCAAAAGATACAAGAAGAGTATCTGTTTTGCATTCAGGGCAATTACCTGTTACGATTTGCGATGTTAAATTTCCTATTGTAGCCATGGTTTGTACACGACCTTACCATCTTCTCTGAAAGCACGCAATGATTGGTTTCTATTATTGTTAGTCGAATACGAACAATGTATCCATCCTGATGATGGTTCGTTGTCACGGTAAAATTCTAAAATTAATTGGTCAAATTCTAACTCATTCTTGATCCATGTTGCGAGTTCCCTGTTGTCTACACCAGGTATCTCAAAGTCTGCCGCAGCCGCATGATCGTCTGCAACATGTTGGCTGTTTACACTACTACCAATCTCTACACAAAGCTGGGCACAACGGAATCCTGATGATATAATTAGTGGTTTATCAAAGTGCGAGCGAACCGGCTGCAGTATGTTCACTGCTAATGCTTTTAGATTCTCAATCTGCTCGGGTCTAGGATTATTATCAATACCTTTTCTCTCCGCAACTTGAGACTTAGTTAACTCATCTACATAAATTACGACACAAAGCAAGATAAAAGCTATGATGGTGTTTATAGGTATAAAAGGTTCCATTATGGTAATATTTTAACGATTTTCTTCCTATCCATGTATATTTCTGTCTGAGCCTTTACTTTCTTACAAGTAAATACAACTCGCTCTGGATTCACCTCGTTCTGCGCAATACGCTTGGATTTCAAACAATCGGATAACGACGGTTTGTATACATGTTCTATCATATTTCCGTTTAAAGTTAGAATAAGCGCGAATACAGTTTCTATCATTGATGTTTACCACTCCCGTTTCTAATTAGCTTTTCTACATCTTCAGTTAACTTTTCTGTTCTTTTTTTTAAAAATTCTATGTTAACAGCATTGTTTCTCATACCTTTAATTTCTTCTTCTACATCCTCTAGTAAACCACTAACATGTTCTACAATCATAAATAGTTCTGCTTCTCCAGCTGATTGACCCAACTCACCTCTTGGATATTTAATCCTAAACTCTGTGTTTTGTTCTAAATCTTTTTGCATTAACTCTATTTTTGTAGAGTGTTGGTTGAGCGTTTCATGCAGGCCAAAATAAGCCCAGGTCCCGATGGCAACCATCGTGATCAAACTAGCAACCGTCTTCATCGGCATCTGTACAGCTGCGGACTCAGAAATTTTTAAGGCCATAAATTACTTTGGTAAAAACTTATTGTATTGAGCTACAATCCAACCTGTAATTTTTTTCCAAGCTTTTTTAATTTTCTCAATCATGTTTTTTCTCCTCAATTTCGTAAAAGAAGTTATCCGTATCTTCGGTCTTCCATTTACTTGTATTTTCTACATTCCATTCAGATGTCTGCACTTTCCAATCTGGCACATTATCTTTAACAGTGAATGATGGAATATCCCATATACATCTATTGTTAGGTTGTGCTGCATAGTTCCCGTCGTCTAGGGCTATGATATGAGCGCATTTATGCTCGTGCGGAATCTCTGAGTGGTCCGTATCTAAGATATTAGCTTCAGGGTGAGCAAAGTCAACAGTAAATAAATATTTACCATGGTGCCATTTCTTGTCTTTTCCTATGTATTTACCAGCTTGTGCTTCTAAAATATCCCAAGAAGTAACAGCAGGATAATAACTGAAACAATTCCATAACTGTAACTCATCAAGTCTACGCTTAGGAACTTCTTTTGGGTTAAAACCTCTTTGAATGAACGCAGATATCGGTAAACGATAGAAGACAGCTCCATTTTCCATAATACAATGAAAAAGTATGGAACGCCCAGTAATAGCCGATAGACCAAATATAATACAGTCTTCAACTTCACCATGATGTTTCTTAAGGTCATAGAGGTACTCCCTCCTTATTTGTGCGTATTCCGGTGGTATGTTTGCATTTAAGTAAGCCATAATTAATCCTCATTTAATACTGCCCCAGTTATCGCCTTCTTCATAATCTACTTTGTTTGGAACTTCAAGTGATACTGTTGACTCCATTATATCTTTAATTTTTTTTGCTTCTTCTTTATTTTGAACAGATATATCTAATTCATCATGAACTTGTAAGTGCGGTATGATACCTTCGGCATGTAAATCAATCATAGCTTTCTTTGTCATGTCAGCTGCTGATCCTTGTATCAATCTATTCAAAGCTTTGTATGTATAAGCTCTTCTGATCCCTGGTCCGTGTTCCGCGAGCGCTGCATCGTGAGGCAGTGGCTTGTGTATACCAAACTGATTCGGTTCCCATAGATGGAATCTACATAGCCTACCTAGAAGCGTTCTAACTCTACCTCGTTGCTGTGCTCTACTCATTACTGCATCCATGAGCTGTTTAACAAATGGCACCTTGCTATGATATTGTTTAAATAATTGTTCAGCTTGAAGTTTGTTAGTCCCTAGTTCAGCTTGTAATTTATTTTTACCCATGCCGTAGAAAAGACCCAAATTGATCGTCTTGGCTTGAAACCTACCAATACCTGCCATGTCTGCTACGATCTGGTGAAAGTCTGCATTCTCATTCTTGTATGCATCTACTACATCTTCTACAGAATAAAATCCTTGTAGTGCAGCATAGTGGACTACAAGTCTAGGTTCTTGCTGGTTGTAATCAAAACAACCCCACTTACACCCTTCTTCAGGTATAAATAAACTTCTGATCCTTGGTCCAAGATCTTTGTTCCTTGCTGGAATCTGCTGTAAATTTGGATTATTCATACTAAATCTACCGGTAACTGTGCCGCCACCCTCTGATCTTAGTTGATTAATTTCTGCATGTATTCGACCACGCTGTGAATATTTGAGTATGGTGTCTATAAAAGTTGTATGTGCTTTGTTAATCTCTCTTGCTTTTGCAATAGCTTGTACAAGTTTATGTGGATGGTTTGATAAAAAGTTTTTTGTAAAACTAGGCGAACCTGTTTTCAAAGTTCTCTCGTAGGGTAAACCAAGTTTATCAAATACTTTTGCAATAGATCTTGCAGCCCATATTTGTACTTCTTGTTTTGTTTCGGCATAGATAGCACCTAATAATCTGTTCTCTTCTTCAACCATTCTTTGTTTTTCAATAGCTGCTCTCTCTGCATTCACTCTGACTCCAAGAAATCTCATATCAACTAACACAGGAAACAAAGCTGTCTCCATGTTAAATATATCTTCTATGTCTTGATGTAAGATTTCTTTTTTCATCTCTTGCCAAAGTTTGTATGTAAGCTGTGCATCTTTTTCTGCATAACTTCCAACATACATAGCTGGTAGTTTGTACATTTCTGCTTTTGGATCCACACCCCAAGACTTTGCTGTCTCTTGTAATACACTCTCATCTTTACCTTCACCTATGTAGTCTCTTGATAAACCATTCAAATCGTATCTAAATCTATTTTCATCTACTAGAGATGCAGCTATCATCGTATCTACAATCTGTCCTTTTACATTTATGCCAATGGCTCTCAACCAACAGATATCATACATAGCGTTATGAAATATTTTTATAGAATCCGTGTTCATTTGGTCTTGTAACCATTTTAAAACCATCTTACGATCCATGTTACCACCACCTTCGTGTGCGATAGGATAGTATGCACACCAGTCATGTGTTGCTAATGATATTCCAACCACATCACCAACTTTAACAACAGAACCAGAACCCATTCTTTCGTTTAGGTTTGGATCTTTTGTTTCTAAATCCACAGCTATCTCATCGTATTTACTAAGATCGGGAAAGTCTGTAGGTGGTATCCACTCCGTCTGTGGTTTAAATATCATTTTCATGTTTACATTCTCCTGCTATGGCCATGTAGGCAGCTGCATCCACATAGGTATCTGCTGTTGGTTGACCAAATTTAGTTCTTGCTACTTTTAATAAAGCCATCATCACAGCTGCGTCGTGTGCTGTAATCTCTTTGTCTAAATATGCTGACCATAACTTTCCAATGTTTGCATGGTTTACTATTTTGTCGCCGTATGTTTTTGCTCTAGGTCCTTCAATTAATTCTTTCGCTAATTGTAACGCTTCTGCTGTTTTCATATTTTATATCCTTTGTATATGTCTTTTGGTCTGATGACATGTAAATGATTTTTAGTTCTAGTCGCACCGACATAGAACAATCTATTTTCATCATCAGGATTTTGTTCGTAGTTCTTTTGTGTGTTTCTAGATAGATCGGTCAAGAGAACTACATTGTCTTGCTCGCCACCTTTTACCCCGTGTATTGTAGATAAAGTTATTCTAGGTTTAGAATTTAACTTCTCACCATTTTCCCTCATTCTTCTTATATATCTTATTTTTCTTTCTGGTGCATCATCAAAAGCTTCAAACCAAACTTTATTTGTTTTGAGACCTCTGTTGCTTCTTAACTCTTCTAAGTTATAAAAAGAATCTTTGTCTAAATATTTTAATTGTTCTTTCTGATAATGTTTTGGAGACATGTACGAAGCTATTCTGTTAACTTGTTCATAACTTATATCCACACCTTTACGAAGATTTTCCCAATCACTTATAGCAATGTACAAATCTTGTTCTGGGTTTGTCTTAAATTTGTTCTCGTAATACAACCCTTGTGAGTATAGTTCGTCTTCTAATTTATTTAACATAAATTTAGTTCTAGCTAACACTAGCCAATTACCCTCTCTCATGTTAATATCTTCGAAGTTATTATAGTATGAAAGTAATCCTCTTTGTGTTTTTGGTCTCCACTCTTTTGGTAGTCGGTTTCGTATCTTATTTACTATATTCATCGCTACATTATGAATTACCTGCGGTACTCGGTGCGACTGTGTCAATCGCATTATCTTTCCTGTCTGTGACATAAAACTGTCTACATCTGCACCTGCCCATCTAAATATAGCTTGATCATCATCACCTGCTATAAATGTATTATCTGTTTTATCCCATATTGATCTTGCCATATTCCATTGTGAATTAGATAAGTCTTGTGCTTCATCTATAAAAACTACATCAAATCGTGGTGATCTATCAGACTTAATAAAGTCTGTAATCATGTCGTTAAAATCAATTAAGTTATAATCTTTCTTGTATTGTTTTAAATCGTGTTCAAACTGTAATAGATCTTTTATTTTAACTTGTTGTGTGTGTTCTTGTCTTAAAAATTGTTGTTCTGCTGTTATGCCTCGTAACTTAGCTAGC